GCGTGACGGTCGTGGTTGTTGCTGCTGCAATGCGGCCGCCGCGCCTGCTGCCAGCCTTGACCGGATCGGCCACGTCGATCACCATGCCAGGCCGCAGCACGATGCCCGAGTCGATCGACACGCTGAACGTGACGGTCTCGGTCAGGTTCTGCTCGGACAGCAGCGCCCACTTGCCAGCACGATGCGCCTGCCCTTGCGAGTAGCAGCCGACTGCCTTGATGTCCTTGTTGATGATGCCGTACTTGGCAACGGCTGACGCATCCTCGACGTACTCATAGGACACTTCACCCAGGTTGTCGTAATCCTGGTAGGCAACGGTTGCCGTGGTGTGCCGTGCCTTCTGCGATGAGCCGCTGTAATTGAACAGCCCATCCACCACGTTGGCCGGGGTCAGCAGATACTGCGGATCCGATGGCTTGTCCTGCAGCACCACCATGGCGCCAGCGCCGTAGTAGGCAATGCCACGGAACAGCGCGACGAACTCTTGGATGACGTTGTAAACCTCGTCCCTGCTATTGATCAGCATGTTGCAACTGAACCGGGGCTCTAGGCCGCCGCGTCCGTTACTGACCAGCTCGTTGCAGTACTGGCTGATGGCGTAGAAGTCGTAACGATCCAGGCTGCTGGCCGGGATGCTGGCGCCGTAGCGGGTGTTCGTCAGCAGATCCCACAGGCACCACGCCGGGTCGTTGGTCCAGGTAGCAGCGCCAAAGGTGCCATCCCAGACGCCGCTGTAGGTGACGCGGCCGAGGTAGGTGGTCGTGTCAACCGTGGCATTGCTTGGCAGTTGCACCTTGATGCCGCGCACCAGGTACTTGCGGGCTGGGACGCCTTTGAACTGACGAGAGTCAAAGCGCAGAAATGCCAGTGCGCTGTTGGGGTATCTGAACTTCTCGTCAATGATCTCGGTGTAGCTGAACCAGAAGGTGCGGTTCTGCCGGCGGGCGCTTGATTCATCAGCGCTGATGCGCTCCATGCGGATGTCAACCGGGAATGCTCCGGTCAGGCTGATGATGTAGTCGCGCTGATAGGCGTTGGTCGTCTTGCCGCTGATCGTGTCTTCAAAGACGGTCGTGTAACCGCCGCCGTTGTACTGCACACTGCAGCGGATGCTGACGCTATGGCCAACAATGTCGCCGTCATCCTCGATGATCTGCAGCGCCGGCACCTGCACCGTGATGCGGGCGCGATCAACATCTGAATCAGTGATCTGCCGGGTGACGGATGCAGCAGCCGTGATCTCGACGTTGACGGCCTGCTCTGATTCGATCCCGTTGGTGTTGGGGATGTAGCTCTGCGCTTGCGTGCCAGTGCGGGTAATAACGGTGTAACCCGTGAAGTTGTCGATCCCGCCGTTGCTTTGAACAGGTGTCCCATCCAGGTAGATGCCCTGCACGCCACCCTCGATGCTGTCGATCTCGCCTTCGCTGATCAGGTCGAGGACGCTAGCAAATTGGACTGACTGCAGGCTGTCATCAGCCTCCGATGGGACGTGGGTTGCGCCGCCACCACCTTTGCCGCCACCGCCACCGCCTGCGCCTTGCAGCACGCCAAGGCCGGCATTGTGAACGCGGATACCGCCGGCGATGAAGGTGTGATGTCCTTCGACGGTCAGGTTGTAGACCGTGCCAGCGGGCAACTCTTCGCGGCCGACGATTGGACGCAGGTGGTTGTTCTCGTCCACCAGGCAGTCATCAGCGCCAAGGCTGCCGATCGCAACGAAGGCATTGAACTGGTTCAGGACCCAGTGATTCGGGGTTGCATCCAGTGATGCGCCGCCCCAAAGCTGGTAGCGGAAGACACGCTCATTCGGGTGCTCGTGCACCTTCAAGATCGTCGCCTCGTGCAGCGTGCCCTTGTCGTCAAAGCTCAGGACCTGATCGCCAGCCTGCAGCTCATCAATCCGACGCTGCCCGTCAGGTGTGCGCACCAATGTGTGCCCTAGGAAGCATCCGCCACCGCCGGAACCTTGAAGCTGCGTCATTTCAGTTGCGCCACGTCAAGGCCGCTGGACAGGACAGCCGAACCAACGAAGGCGCGGCCGTAGACGATCGGCACCGGCATACCCTGCTGGCTGGTGTTGACGATGCCGCTAAAGCTGAACGACTCCAGACGAGCGGCTTCCTTGCCGCGCTGAAGCGCTGAGATGTCCGGCTGCGGGGACAGCATCTGCGCGACGCCGCCAAGAATCAAACTGGCGCCGATGCCGCCAAGGGCAACCGCTGCCGTGCCGCCGATCAAGCCTGCACCAGCACCGGCCAGGCCAGCTCCCAACCCAAGGAAGCCGCCAGCCGCAGGACCCGCAACGATCGCCAGCGCAACGAGACCAATCCCTGCCAGCACACGGCCGAATCCGCCACCAGCACCAGCCACCACCGGCGCAATGCTGAACACATCCCGCTCAGACCATGGCAAGACAGCCACGGTCGGATCCTCGGGGGTGACACGCTCGCGGCCGACGGTGACGCGGAAGCCCATGCCGGTCTGCTCTGAGTCGATCAGCCAGCGCTCCAGCCCAGGGAAGTTGACGCACAACGCTTTAATCGCCTGCGCGGGCGTGTCCACCTCAAACTCGAACCGGCACTGGCCGAGTCGTTTGCGGAGTGCACCGTAGACCTTAACGACTTTCATGTCGCAACACCATAGCAGTGCTTTTTACATAGTAACCACCATGCACGTCGCGGCTACTCAATCGCCCCTGCACATGATGCAGGATTTGCTGATCGCCCAGATAGATCGCCGCGTGATTGGGCAGCTCCGAGAACAGTTGCATCAGGATTGCGTCCCCGTACTGCAGCTCTTCAAACGGCACCTGCCTGAAACCCTGCGAGCGGTAGCTGTCGAGGTACAAGTTCTCGCCCCGCTCCCAGAACCGATCACGCCGGTCGAAGTCCGCCAGCGTCAAGCCCCACTCGCGGCTGTACCAGTCCCGCACCAACGAGTAGCAATCGACCACGCCAAACACAAACTCGCGGCCGACGTAGGGCAGCTCAAATGCTGCAGGCTCGCAGCCGCCCCAAGCTTCGGTCTTGGGGTTGACGATCACCCACGGCAGGCCGCTGTTGTTGCAGCCGATCTGATCCGCTGCCGATGGGACTGGCTGCGTCACCGGGTGACTATGCACCACGGCCACGATCTCGCCCAGATCCTCGGCTGCTGCGTAGTCCGCCGGATCAAGGATGAAGTGCTCGTCCGGTGTGGCGGCGATGTTGCGGCAGGGATAGTACCGGCGCCGGCCTTTGACGACATGGATCAGGCCGCAGCACTCGCGGGGATCCTCGGCCTGCGCGTGCGCCAGGATGTCAGCCTTGAGCGCGTCGGTCAGCCTTGTCATCGGACCAGGCCACTTCCCGGATAGCTTCCGAACGGCAACTCAGCCGTTGCACCGAACCGCAGCTTGCAGCTCTCCACCCGCTTGCCGCACACGTCAGCAGCCAGCGTGCCGACCACCTGATCGTTCACGTTCCAGTAGTTGCTGCCGGTGTAGCCGCACTCAGCGCCTCGGTATTTCCACTGGCAGACGTTGGCGATGATCTGCCGCTGGGGCAGCATGACGCCGGCCAAGTCGAACTTGCTGGCCAGCTCAAACTCGACCAGATCGCGGTTCTCGTTGGACTTCCGGTCGACGTACCAGATCTCCGTCGGGAAGCGGGCGTTCGGATCGGCCGCTGCCTCGCCATCGAGGAACTTCTTCAGCGTGCGGATCCGCCGCACCGTGGCGCCGCCCAGGTCGTTGCCGGGGGTTGTCGCATTGACCAGCAGCAGCAGAGTGGTCATGTCGCTGAACAGGTTGCTGATCCGCAGCGTTGGACGCGGCAAGCTGCCAGAGCTGGTGTAATCGAACCCCATCGCCTCAACCGGAAGCCTGACGTAGGTGTTGCCGGCAAACACGATGTTGCCGGTGACGGCTGCGTTCACGCCGTTGTGCCAGTAGTAGGTGGTGCTCGCGCCGTGCAGCGTGGTGTCAAGCTGCAGCTCGAACAGCTCGATGATGGCGTTCGGACCCAGGACCGCCAGCTCTTCGTAGACGCTGCTGATCGCTGCCCATGTGACGCCGCCATCAACAATCGTGCTGCCGATGTCCGTCGGCCATGCCGGTTGCGTGCTAGCGCTGGTGCCTGCGACCGTACAGCGGAACACCAGCCCGCTGACCTGTGTGGTCGTGGCGCGGACGATGTCACCGACGACGTATGCGGTGCTGGCTTGCCAGGCGGTGTAGGCCATCAGGGCTCGAACACTTGGCGGAAGGTGGCGTTAATTATCGCCCTGCCGTTGTACGGAATGGACTTGCTCCAATTATCACAAACCCACTTGTAAGCGGTTGACTCATCCGGTGGGGTCCAGTCAAATGCAGCCGCATCAGCAGCACGGGCATCAAGGAAGGTCTCGATGGTGTCTGCGTTGGCCTCGGTGATGTTGTTCCAGGTCAAGGACCACTCTTTTGGATTCTGGTTCAGGCCATAGGTCAGCCGTTGCTCATAGCCATCGCCAAACTGCACTACGCGCCGCTTAGGGGCGCTGCGCTTCTCGGCGCCATAGGTAGGACTGATCGCGGGAAAGGTAGCCATTAGCGGGTATTGGCGAGCAGGCCGCCGGGACGTTGCATCTTGACGATCTCGGCCTGCACTGCAGCACCGACGATCCTACCGAGCTGATTGGCATTCGGCTCGTTACCTTCAATGCTGGTGCCACCTGCATCCACGTTGACCACCACGCTAACGGCACCGCCAAAACTGCCGGTCGGTGCAATGCCGCCGCTGCGCCCTGGCATGAACAGCTCGGGGCCGCGCTCGCCTACCAGGTAGGGCTGCCCTGCCATGACGCTGCCGCCCTTGGCGCGGAACCCAAGGCCAATTGTGCTGAATGGCGTTGCTGTGAAGTTGCCGGACAGCATTGAAGTGCCAAGGGCGCTGCCGGTCACGCCAGAGTAAGACAGCCCACCTGCGCCGCCACCACCAAACAATCCGCTAAGGGCGTTGATTGCTTTTTGAATAACGAACACCCGCAGCAGTTGGTTGGCAATGTCAATCAGCACGCCAGAGGCAATGCGCCGCAAGCTAGTACCAAAATCCTCACTGCCTTGGATCAGTGCATTAAACGATGATGCCAATCCCTCACCAATGGTGGTGGCAAGGCTATCAGCGATAGCTTTTTGCTGCTTCTGGCTTTCGGTCAGCTCAGCCTGCAGGTTGATTTGATTTTCAAGCGCTACAATCTGATTTCTAGCGCTTTCATTCTGCAGCTCTGTCAACTCCCGCTGCACTTCCCGCTGATTGGCAACTAGTGCTGTATTGCCTTCGTAGATGATGGCCTCTTGCGCTCTGATGTCTTTTTCTTGCGCCAGTGCCTGTGCGTAGCGGTATTGGATGTCCAGCTCTTTCTCTTGCCCTTTGAGGCGTACTGCAAGCTGCTTATCGCCTGCGGCCTCAGCAGCGGCGATCTTGTCTTGGATAGTTGAGCGCAGTTGCAGGATCTGACCTTCTGCCAGCCGTTCACGGATAACTTGCGCAACACGCGCTTGCTCTTCTGCTGCTGCTTTTGCAGCACGCTCAGCTTCACGAGCCGCCTTGTTTCCTGCGCCTTTGCTACCACCGCCACCGCCGCCCAGTGCCCGGCCTTGCATTGAAAGCCGGATTGGCATTTCGGGTCCGGCTGGTGCCGCATACCCCTCGCCTGCGCGACGCTTCTTGCCAAGCCTGGCAATGCCGCCCAGTGTTGATGCGCCGCCAAGCGTCATTATATCCATCAGCGCTATCAAGCCTTTATTTCTGCCAATTTCATTTAGTCGCAGAATAGTACCTAGCAATCCCTCATTCATCGATCCGATGCCTAGGTTGATGCCACCAAACGCATCTCCCATCACCATAAAGCCTGCCTTGAGGTCCACCGTAAATCTGGTGGCTTCTTGAATTGCTTTTGTGATCTCTTTAATTGAGGCGATTACAATCGGCGCCACCGCGCCACCTACCTCAACCTTTAAATCTTCAAAGGCATTCTGTAGATCAATGATTCTTTGCTGGGGCGTGTCTAATGCTTGCGCTAGTTTGGCGGCACCTTCGGTGCGCACCCGATCAAGCGCTCTAACAATAACCTCAGCGGTAATTTTTCCTTCCGAGCCAAACTTCTTAATGCTGCCAACATTAATATCCATCTCCTTGGCAATTGCTTGGGCAATGGCAGGCATCTGCTCAAGGACTGATCTCAGCTCATCGCCCTGCAAGGTGCCACTACCAAGACCTTGCGACAGTTGCAAAAATGCAGCATTCGCAGCTTCAGCGCTGACGCCGCTTAGCTTCACTGCTGTATTGAAACCTTCATAAATCGCGTTGATTTCATTGAGCTGAAAGCCTACCGGGCGCAGCCTTGTATAAACGTCTGCGATAGCTGTTGATGCCTGAATCTGGGATAGACCAAACCGCTTAGCAGCCCCCTCGGCTACTTGCAGAACAAGCCTGTAATCGTCAAATCCTTGGCTTACCAGCTTGATGCGTCGTTCGGCGCCATCTGCAGCGTTAGCGGCAGTGATAAAGGATGCTGCAATGCGCTGCGCATTGAAAGCTGCTGCTCCAGCAGCCAACCCGGTCAAAGCCGTAGCGGCATCTGATGTCGCTCGACTAGCACCGCGCAATCGAGCTTCGTATTCCTCAATCTGCTTAGCGGCCTTTTGATAAAGAGCGCCACCAAGCTGAACCCGGCTTTGCACATCTTGCAAAGCTGCAATCTGTTTGCGTATTGCTGATTCTGTATTGGCTACTTTTGCACCAAAGACGGACTGAACCTGCCCGGCAGTTGCAAAGGCGGACTTTAATTTTTGAGTGGCGGCCTCGGCTTGAGCCGATGCACGATTGACATCACGCAGCGCATTAACCGCCTGCCGCGAGTCAACCCTTAGCTCAACGTTGGAGACTGCCATATAGGCATTCTATCGCCGGCGGGCTTCGTCCATTGCCTCCTTCTCGCGCTCGCCTTTGATCTCGTAGAACGCTGCAAAATGGATGAACTCGGCATCGGTTAGCTCGGTCCGTAACCGGCTGACCGTCATGCCAAGCTCAGTGGCCAGGAAGAACTCAAAAAAGAGCAGGCTGTCCTGGCCTAGCCTTTTTTTGCTTCCTCGATGCCGCTGCTGTCACCCAGGCCAAACAGGAACAGCTCCAGCTCGTTCAGCACGCGCTCAGGCAGCTCGCGTTGCAGCTTGGCTGCATCAGCCGGTGCAAATGCCTTGGTGCCGTCCTCCAGCTCAGCAATCTGGCACAGCATGTAGGTGCTGATCTCCAGTGCCTCATCGGAGCCGGCCAGACTACTAGCCCGCTTGCGGTCTGCGCGAGTGATCGGCTTAAAGTAAAGGTCCAGCACCGTATCACCAGCATCGTTCTTGATGCTGAACTTTCGGCGCTGGTTCAGGTCAAATGCACCGGCGAGCAGGTCAACCGGGCGTTGTGCGGCGGGCATCAGATGCTCAGAGTGAGTGTTCCGCTAGATACGAAGTTAATCGTAATTACTTCGATCTCACCCACTGTAGCAGAATACTCAGCACTTGTCACCACAATGGTGCCGGTGATCTTTTTACCACCAGTCTCGTCCAGATACAGCTCAACGGCCGCATCAGCCTCGTCGGTGGCTTGGTTGGCATCTTTGATCAGGTCCAGCTTGTCACCAGCGCCGGGGGCGTCGTACATCACCTCAATGGTGCCAGAGCCGCTGATCAGCCCGCCCACGTTGGCGCGGTAGGTGGCGCCGTGAGCGCTCACGTCCAGCGATTCTTTCTCAACGGTCATGGTCCAAGACCGCACTGCAGCGATCTCAGACAGGCCGCCACTGCCAGCTTTGTCAAAGAAGACAGTGCCTTGTTGCCCGCGATAAAAAGCCATGATCAGATGTCGAGGGTGACGGTGCCGTTGGTAACGAAGTTCAGGGTGATGACTTCGATTTCACCCACGGTAGCTGAGTATTCGGCTGAGGTGATCACACCATCAAAGCTGATTTTCTTAGTGCCGCTGGTGTCGAGGTACAGCTCAAACAGGGCGCTGCCGTCATCGTTGGCGGTATTGACGTGCTCGATGAACACGTTGGTTTCGTCAGAGCTGCTGGCGGTGTACAGCACCTCGCAGGTGCCGCTGCCGCTGATCAGGCCGCCGACATTTGCGCGATAGGTAGCGCCCAGTGCGGTGGTGTCCAGCGACTCTTTCTCAAGGGTCAGAGACCAAGACCGGGTGCTGGTGATTGCGGCAGCGGTGGAGCCGGCATCATCAAACTTGACGCTGCCTTGCTGCCCTCGATAAAAAGCCATGGCTAGAGGTCCTCGAAGGTTTCAAAGGTCAGTCTGACCTGTGTTTGGAAGAAACCCTCCGGTGCTGGCGCAGCCACTACCTCGGGTCCAATAGGTGGATCAAAGTGTACCCCTGACACCACATTTCTATTATAGAGATTCCTAATGCGAGTCCCGATCGTCAAGTTGGCGCCAGGTCCGACGCCAAGTGGCGTGAAGATATTGATGGCTATCACGCCAATGATGCTGTTGCTGCTGCCGGTGGTCCCGCCAAGGGTCAGGTACTCATTGGCGCCAAAGCTGACGAGGCACTGCACCCATGAGCTGTTGGGCGTCGGTACATAGGGTTGGTTGTGGAACACGACCGGCAGCACCGGCGACAGTGCCAGCTCAGTGGCAAGCCGAGCCTCAATGGTGGCGCGGACGGTGTTGAGGTTGACCGCAGCCATCAGCCTTGCCTCCTGATGCGCTCCCAGTTGGTATCAACAAAGCGCTGCATCTCGCGAGCGGTAAGGTCCACCCATCCTGCCGGTGCCTGCGAGCTGTGGCCTTGCGCCAGCGGCTCCGCATAGGGCAGGCTGTTGTGGACGCTGTAGTAGTTGCCTAGTCTCTCTTGCCCTGGCTGGTAATTGCTGCCCTTGGGCGGCGTGATGCCAGCG